CTCACCACCACATGCAGCGTATCCTATCAGATCCACCCAGCTGTCAACACTTTCAAACGCACTGCTTTGTAACCTTGCAATTTTGAAAAGACACATCATCACAGCCACATCGTATGATGTCACATGTATTTTTCCAAGATACGCATTCCAAAGCGTTGCTATTCTTAGAAAATTATCCTCCGGCTCTCCATACTGCAGGTTTCTGTCACCGCATACGCATTCATTTGCCAAATCTAAAATCTCTATTCTTGTCATTACTTAATTACCATCCTTCCTTTTCTTTCGTCTCTTGCTAATTAACATATTCAATCTTGCTATAGCTACGGCCGTCTCTTTTGCCTGTCCTGTGTAACAACCTCCGCCCATAGCATTAACCCTCACATTTTCGCCTTTACTAATAAGCATTAGATTATCTATAGTACAATTTAACGGATTATTATCTCTAAATATCACTATTTCACCTTGCGGTATTTCTCCGTTATGTTCTTCCCATATCACTCTGTGCTTCAGCTTCCACGTTCCCGGATCTTTGACCTTTATTTCAATATAACCATCAACATTGATTCTCTCACTACCTACAGGCCTATAGTTTTGCGGGCCATGGCCTTTTTTAAACATTGTACCTTTACACTTTTCATATTGCTCCGCACTCATTTTCTTGCCTTTATTAGGTGGAACAGTTCCCTTTTTAAATCTTGTATCCATTCCGGATC